TTCTTGAAAAGGTCAGGATATGCTTTAAGAATTTCACGCCTACGAACAGGCGTAACTAGTTCAAGTTGTTCTTCAGAAGGTTCTTCTAATTCTTCTTCTAGTTCTTTTAATTCATCTACTTCTGGTTCTTCTTCCTCCTCTACTTCTGTTTCTCCTTTAGTAGTAGTCTTAGGAGGTGTTTTATCATCCTCCTTTGTTTTCGTATCCTTTCCCTTTTTCTCGGTTCCTTCCAAGGGTATAACATCATTTTCCGGTTCATCATCTGAACCGAGAAACTCAATCATATCCTCTTTATTACCATCAGCAGGTAGAACTGTAGAACTACCACCACCTGCACCTGGACCTTCAGATTTAGTGAACAGCTGTAGATGATTCTTTAACATCAGATTCTCCAGTTATGGGTGCTTCCTTTGTTTTTGTCGTATCTGGCTTTTTGCCGGGTGCAGCACCTTGCGACTCAGCTTGAGCTTGTTGTTGTCCCTGCATCTGTAGAAGCTGATGAATAGAAGCTCCATATAGAAGGACATTTCGATAACCATCTGCATTATTAATCTTGGCATCTCTGCCAGCTTCACTAATAACCCACTTACGAACTATTTCAAATGAGATTTGAGGATTACCATAAATTTCGTCAAACTGAACAGAAGATTGTTCAGGCTGAACAGTAGGGTCAGGACTTGGCAAAGGAGTAGAATTCAATAGTGATTTAATATCATCATAAGTTGCTTCAACATCATCTTCACCCGGAACAAAGAAGTCTGTAAGACCAATATGTTCCTTTAGGAGTGGAAGATTTTCAGGAGCACCTAGCATAGCAAGAATCTCTGGATTCCCACCCTGCATAAGTTGCATTAGCACATCTTTCTGCTGTCCCCATGTTAATGGAAGATTCTCATTAGCTTCCAATTCAACACGGCCAATCTTTCCTTCTAGTTCTGCCTTACGAATAAAGACGTTGACAAAATTTCCATTTCTATCTAGTTGAACTTCCTTATCATCTCCCTCGCCTTTAGTAATATCAATATACATTGGTATTGCTTTACCAAAGATTTGTTTCCACCAAATAGTAAGCATTTTCCAAACATTCTGGAGTCGCTGAAGCGCCTGTGCGCGACTCATACTATATTGAGAAGCAGTCTCAGAACCTTCAATTGCACCACCAAACAATGATGGTAGAGCACCAGAAACTAATTGACCAAGAGATTGAATATTCTGAACAAATGGCATAGTCTCTTGAGACATTGTAGCAGTCTTAATTTCATAGAATGCATCACTTAATGTTTTTCCAGTCTTAGGAGTAGCTTCATATACACCGCCAGGAATTGATTCCATCTGGCGATAAGCATTAAAATTCAATACAGCAGGGTCAGCAAATGTCTGACCAATACCATGCTCAATAGTTTGAATAATTAGTGAAATCAAATCATTCATTATCTCCTGAATACTGACGAGCAAGAGTCCAAGAGGGTCATGATGTAGATAATCAGAAAGAGGATTATGAGTGAGAGTCCAATGGTCGTCGAGATTTTCGTTTTCCGCTTCTCCAAATTCATCATTCACCAATACTACTCTGGCGCCATCTGGATACTTTTTCCTTAGTTTATCAACATCATTCTTATCTTTAAGAATATTAAATGAGGCTGGACGTAGCCACGCGTTTCTAATAGTTACAGCATTAATAGGATATTCACCTTGATATTGTGGACTTAATCTACCCCACTGTTCATATGGGTCTTTAGGTCCAAGTTCAGTAGAAATTCTCATATCTAACTTCTTACTATGTAAATGCTCAAATTTCTCAAGAGCATTTGCATAGTGAGTCTCGTAAGAGAAAATCAGATATGGAATATCACTCTGTTTCATAGCATAATTAGGAATCTTAACGTAAAGTCCACCATATGCTTCAAGACAAACGCGAGACTTAGGTTCTTTAGTAACTCCAATCAATCTAGTTACAATTAATTTCTCTTGACTTAGTAATGGCATTACCTGTTGCATACAAGATGGGCACAAATCTACATTTGCGCCATGTTCTGAAATTAAATCCTGAATTGTAACATCATCCTGACCAGGATTAAATTTATCTCTTTCCTGTTGCAATTGCTGTTTAATTTGTTCCTGCATTTGCAACATTTGAGGAGTCATTAGTTGGTCATCCATCTGGAAACCACATTCTGGACAAGTAGTATATTGATGTAGTTCTTCTTCACTCTGTTCAGTTTTCTTCTCGTAAGTTCCAAATTCTTCATCACATCTAGTATAGGAATAGCACGCTACCATTCCTTCAGTGCAAAAAATGAAAAGAGCGTGAAGCCAAAGTAGAATAACGTCATTATGGCGATAAACCAATTGGGCAATCTTATCTCCTGTTTTTGCAGTCGATACATCCAACGGATTATCAGCATCATCAGGATAGCATTTAACAGGAGGAACAGTAATGCTGAGAGCAGCAATAATACTTTCAAGATATGCTCTAAAAATATTGATAGGTTTATCATAATAAGATTGGTCTGAATTTGAGTCAGAAGTTTCTTCATTCCAAATACGCCAATCATGTGCTACTTCAGAATACCAAGCCTTCTGGAATCCTTCCCAGAATAGTTTGAGTCTACGCCATGTGCGAATTTGACGTTCGCGCACAGCAGTATCTTCTTTATCAAAGTGCGTTACGACCTCTTTTAAAAGTCGCTGAATTTCTTCGTCAGGTCGTAACGGATTTTCTTTAGGCATTTAATACATCACAGGAAAATTAAGTCCAGGTGGTTGCTGATTCTGTCTAATAGGACCATTTGGACCCTGTATTTGCATATTAGGATTCATGAATGGATTCCACAATCCCCCACCCATTCCCCCACCTTGTTGTCCACCCATAGAAGAAGGAGGAGACATAGGTGATGGAGCATTAGGAGTAATAGGTTGAGGATTCATTGGCATTGGAGTTCCACCTTGCATTGGACTCATATTACTTGGACCAGTATTAATAGGACCACCGGGAGTAGGTCCTCCAAATTGAACTTTATTAAAAGGATTATTAGGCATTCCAGCAGTAGGATTAGTCCCCGGCTTACTTTTAGGACCAAACTTCTTACCCATTCCTTTACCTAGTGCGCCAGCTAATGCACCAAATCCACCTTGCTGATTTGGCTGACCACCCATCATTCCACCCATATTATTTCCCATATTAGCAAGACCAGCTTGCATATTAGGATTATTGAACATCCCACCCATGAAACCAGATGAAGGTCCAATATTCATTACATTACTCCAAATAACTTTCTGAACCTATTGGATGGACCAGAATCAATAGTATTTCCAGACTTCATTTTCTTTTGATTAGGTGTAGCTTTAGGATTATCCTTCCTCTTTTTAGAGCGAGGATAGTAGTCCTGATTATCTTTTGGACCACCACTAAAACTACCTTTTCCGCCAAATTGTTTACCAGCCATTTATACTCCTAATCTTTTCTTGGCTGAATGAGATGGTCCGGTATCAAGTCCCTTTTGTTTTCTCTTATTCGCAGTAGCATAGAAAACATTCTTAGCTTTCTTAGAGCCATATGTTTTCTTCATGCTAGACATTACTTCATCACCATGTCCACTAAAATATTTATTGATAGGCATTATTGACCCATGAAAGTGGGACCAGTATTAATTGGCCCAGGCTGTTTTCTCTTATTCATTGATGGTAATGCAATATCAGTAGCACCAGTTACAGGGTCAGAATAACCCGGTATATTCATTTTTTGCGCCCTATCACGTTCAGTTTGAAATGCTTCCATTTCTCTTGGACGCCAATTATATGGACTATTCCAAACACTATTCTGATTTATACCAGCAGGAACTTTTTCATCTGGGGCAAACAATGATGCCGCAGTTTTCCACCACGGTTGATTCTGAGTTTGCCGCACATGAGTAAGTTCATGCGCTATCGTTTGTTCCATATCAGTAGGACTTTGTCCTTGCATAGCTTCAGGATTATAAGAAATATTACCAGTAAAAGGATTAGTTACTGCCATTGCTCCTCGCGGCATCATTAGTGAAGTAATTAATGAAGAACTAGATGGAGAAACAGTTACTTGTTTAGTGCCAGGATATTGTGCCATGACTTTCGTCATAGCTCTCTGCATGGAATCATCCAGCAGTTTGTTGCGCTTCTCTAGCTCGCTTGGCATCTTCTAATTCTTTCTCAAATTCCTCAGTCTCTTTCTTTTCTTGTTCAGTATCAGGCTTAGCAGCTTTCTTCATTGCTTCAGCCCTAGCTTTATCTTCATTTTCTAACATTTGTTGTCTAACTCTCCAAGGAACATTCTTTGGAGGTAGTGCAACTAAATTTGGCGCAGTAGTTCTATCAGGAATAGATTCGGGTTTCTCCATCAAACGCGCAAGTAATTTCTCATTCTGCTGATTGACCATAGCCAATTGCATCTTGAGAGTTTCACAAGATTCACAAATTTTAGGTATTTCTTCGACATGTGACTGTTGTTCAAGTTGAATCTTGCGATAATGAGCTTCGTATCGCATTGCAAGAAGTTGTTGATACCAATCTAATATGAACATTTTAGTCCTCGTGTTTATCGCCCTTATCAAGAACTTGCATAGACCAATCAGGATTAATCATCATAATTCCACCAGGTTCTACTGGTCCTTTATTCTTTATAATCTTTTTTGATATTCCCTGACCTTTTGCTTCAACCATTGCATGAAGTAAAGTAGTAACACGATTATGAGTTATTGCCATATCATTTTTATCATTCTCAACTAAATTCTTCAAGAACGGAACGACTCGTCCAAGGAAGCTATTATATGACTCTCCACCAGGAACGGGTTCATGTGGATTATCAATATAATGATGAATAGCTTTAAGATGAGTAGCAACATCTTTACCTTCGAAATCACCAATATTCCAATCCTTTAGTCCATCAGTTGATTCAAATTTACCACCAATTTCATCGCTAATAAGATTAGATGTTTGGACTGCGCGTTTTAGTGGACTAGTGAAATGATGCTCAATAGGAATATTAAATTTCTTTAGATTATCAGCCGCAGACATTGCTTCTGATTTTCCATGCATAGAAAGAGGAACATCTTTCCATCCACGGAATTTATCATCCCCACCTGCTCCATTAAGATGGGTAGAACCGTGTCTAACTACGACGAGCACGATGGAATCTCCTAATAGGTTGATTTTCTGGATTAGTAGCTTCCAACTGTCTCATATTTCTATAGAAAGCAGTCCAATCATTAGTTTGTGATAGTGCTCTAGTTAATGATTCTTGTTTCTGAACCTTCGCGAATTCTGCCACGGCAGTTTCAAAATACCTCTCAGCCGAATCAACTGCATAGCGCAAATCGTCATAAGGGTCATCACCTTCAAATTCAGCCACATCTTCAGCAGGCTTCCCATCCCTAGTTTTCTTGTCATAGGAACATGCCTTAATAGTATCAATCATAGTTGGACAGCAGTAAGGATGTCCTTCATGAATATGTTCCTCGCAACAGAATATCTGAAGCTTAGGAATATTTTCTTCAGGTTCAATAGGGTCAAATAGTTTTAAGTAATCTTTGTAGATTTCAAGCCCTTTATTACGTAACAGCCACATTGCGTATTCCTCTGAATACTGTGGCATATCGGACTGAGGGATAGTGGGTCTTGTTCTCCATCGGAGATATTCGTGGATAAGCATTTTGCCGGCAATACGACTTCCCGGTGTATTAGAAGAAAGTTCAATTGGACATCCGAGTGCAGATTCAATTTGTTGCTGAATCGTATGTTCTTGTCCTCTATCTTGATTGGCAGAGCGACAGAACTTAATGACTCTAGGCTTCTCCTTATCTTTTAAATCTCGAACTACTGGTGCCCATTCTTCAATCTTGGTTTTTAACCAATAGAGTTCTCGATAGAGATAAATGCGTTTTGATGGACTTACTGCATAGAACCCGATGTAGGTCATAGCAGCAAAACCCCAATCACCAATAATAAATTTAGGCCACCATTCAGGAATTTCAAATGGTGAAATTACATGTAGTGCATTATCTGGTTCATCAGGATAATGCTTATCACGGAATTCATCAAATACTTGTCCTTGATATGCGTCCCAATCTCCAAATTTCCTCGCCTTTCTTTCAGCTTCATTTGGTATTCCATCTAATCTCTTTGTATATTCAGGGTCAGCATGAGGATTATCGGCAACGGTGGAATGAATATAAATTCGCTTTACTCCACCTTTCCCGATAATAATCCTACCACCATCAGGATAGGGCGCTACAAATCTCTTTTTGGTAAATGTATGCCCAATTCCTCCCGGCATTCCTGCAGCTCTAATAATTGCTGGTAGATTGGAGTCAGATGTTCGAACACGAGTAAAGCCAATATATAGGTAAATAAATTCGGTGAAAGTTGTGAGTTCGTCAGGAGTGAACAAGTTGATTTCCATTGAATCGTATTTGTGAACATCATTCTCCTCCTCGCAATGTGCGAGAAATATCATTGCACCAGTTCTTTGTCCAGTCCCACCATATTCATCTGAACGTGGAAAAGTCCACGTCATATCAGTCTTATTGAATACTGCTCCAAACTTTGGATAAATTTCTCGGCTTCGCGGCACTATTTCATTACGTAATTCAGGATAAGTTCTACGCATGAATACTTGTTTGAATTTAGCATTCTCATGCCATCGATGAATTAGTCCGTAGATTAGTAGAACGTCAGATTTACCAGAAGCGTTACCTCCTCCATACAATCCCTCAAAGATAGAAGTAGGTAATGCAAGAAATTGTTCTTGCTTTCGATTTGGTTTCCAAAAACCTTTATCGAAACTCATTCATCCTCTAGTTCAATTTGTTCATGTTCATCTTCTAATTCCTCCTCGGGTTTACCAGCTTTACCCGATTCAGTAAATAGATTACAACATCCATCAGGTTCAATATCACCTTCTACTAATTCACAGTCATGCTTACCATCAAAGTAATGACAATACTCACACTCGAATGGTCCTGATTCGGGTGGCATATAGCCACTTATTACTTTAGTTAGTTTAATCATGGCGTTAACCAGCCCTGACTACATTTACTATTGCGTTTCCAGCATTACAACGAATGAATGCTCTTCCAACTACAAATTGACTACCACCAGTCTGAACAAATGCACCGAAAGCAGGGTCATTAGAAGTATCAAAAGTATTAGCTCCAAATTGTGATTGACTAATTTGAGCTACAGAATCAGAAGGAAGTGCAAAGATTTGATTCTGAGGCATAGTTATCTGAGTTCCAAAATCTAGTATAGTCATTATGCGTGCCACTTCTTGCAACAAATTGTTGCATCTTTATTAGTGACTCGAATGAATGCGAAAGCA